CGGTCGGCATCGGTCGCCGGGCCGGGGCGGGCAGGCTGGGCAAGGTGGGCAGGCTGGGCAAGGTGGGCAGGCCGGGCAAGGTGGGCGGGGCGGGGGGCCGGGGCGGGCCGGGGGCCTCGGGCACCTTAGTCACCAAGCCCCAGTTTTAGCAAATAGTAGCCAAGCCCAGCAAACGAAACTCGCTGATTAGTCGCCATGCCGGTGGGGGATAATCCTCCACCGTACGGAAGATCTCCGTACAGACCCCCAAAGTACCTACCGACTTTGCTGGAAAGTCGGGAGGCGGGTAGATTATCTACCCCGATGGCGTCGTGATAGTGATTGGCTGACTCTACGGATGGGGGGATAACCACAGGTATCCTCAAGAAACTTCAAGAATCTTGAAGATTCCTGCGGATTCCTCAGGACTCCTGCGGTATCCGCCGGATACCATGGTCCACCTAGGGCAACCCAAAGAAAACCTAGGGCAACCCATGGGCCTATAGGGCTAAGAGTACCTATGTCCATACCTACCTAACTGTCTTTGGTGGTTCTTCTTTTGATTGACCTGATTATCCCCCTATACAGGTCTGTATAGGTCCACCTATGGTAAATCCTGCAGGACAATCCGAAGGTACCACCTTAGGAATCCTTAGGTACCAAAAGAAACTTCAGAAACTCAAGCAGTCTCAGCTTGAGTCCTGCTCATCCGCAGGATACCGGACCCTTGTCCATGCCGTTTCAGTCTGCACTGAAAGCGTTCGGTCATGGGTCCACAACGCAAAGAAGGTCGCAGGAAAGCTCCACAGCGTCGTCCCTCTGATCGAGAGTCTCGACCCTGCTTTGGTGTCTCTCATCTCCTGCAGGACGATCCTCGACGGGATCTCGACCCACAGGACAATCAACTCACTGGCCATGGCGGTGGGCAGAGCCTTGGAGGACGAGGTCAAGTTTCAGCACCTTCGTCGTCATCATCCAAGATGGTGGCAGAGACACCTCAGGCTCGCCTTGCGTATCCCTGTGGAGGGCAAGAGGGCCCAGAGTCTGAAGAAGGCTGCCCGGAAGGACAACCATTCCGTTCCGTCATGGACCCCGAAGCAGAGATGTGCCACAGGTCTCGTCTGCATCGAACTGTTCAGGCAGTCCGTGGGCATCATCGAAATCGTCACCACAAAGCATCTCACCAAGTCCCAGACCATCGTCAGAGCCACCGACGACTTCTTGGACTGGCTTGAGAAGTCCCACGCGGCTTCGGAGATCCTGAGACCTGTCTTTCTGCCCATGGTCTCCCGTCCTGTGCCATGGTCGTCCGTGGAAACCGGGGGTTACCCCGAGCATCCCCGCACGCTGGTCAAGACCAGAAACAGGACATATCTGGAAATCATCGATCGAACCGAGATGGATCTTGTCTACTCGTCGATCAATGCTGTCCAGTCAACACCGTTCATCGTCTCTCCCAAGGTTCTCGATGTTCTCCAGCACTGCTGGGAAAACGACCTGCAGATCGGGGACCTGCCCAAGCGCGAACCCATGCCTGTCCCCGAGAGACCCGAGGGTGCCGACAAGGAGACCCGGAGGACATGGTGGAAAAACGCCTGCAGGATCAAGTACGACAACGAATGCGAGCGGTCCAAGAAGATCGCCGTGAACAAGACCCTGTGGCTCGCCAAGAAGTACCTGAACAAGACCATTTATTTTCCCCATGAACTGGACTTTCGTGGCCGGATGTACCCGACCACGAACTTCCTGAACGTGCAGGGGCCCGACTATGCCCGGGCACTGCTCAGGTTCCGCAAGGAACAGACACTGACCGACGAGGGAAAGGCATGGCTTGCGATTCATGGTGCCAACTGCTGGGGATACGACAAGGTTCCCATCTCGGAGAGACTGAAGGTGATCTCCGACAACCATGCCCTGATCATGGAGATCGGCGATGACCCGCTCGCGACCATGGACTGGACAAAGGCCGACAAGCCTTTCGGGTTCCTTGCGTTCTGCATCGAATGGCACGCGATCCATACCGGGAAACCCACGACCGGTCTTCCCGTACACATGGACGGAAGCAACAACGGTCTGCAGATCTTCTCCCTGCTGCTACGGGACCCGGTGGGCGGTATGGCGACGAACTGCCTGCCCACGGACACCCCGAGGGACATCTATGCGGATGTCGCTGATCGTCTGCTGGACAAGCTGAACAACAGCAGCGATCCTCTGGCCAAGCGTTGGCTTGGTCTAGGCATCGATCGCAAGGCCACCAAGCGTGTGGTCATGTGCATGCCCTATGGCCTGACCAAGTTCTCGTCCCATGAATACGTCCGGGACTGGTACATCGAGAAGAGCCATGCACAGGACACCCGGTCCTTCGAGGTGGACGAGGTGTTCCCCGCGATCAAGTTCCTGACCCAGCTTCTCTGGGAGTCCATCGACGAGGTGGTCCATGCTGCCCGGGAGTGCATGGACTGGCTCAAGGAGGTCGCCAGAGTCTGTGTCGAACACGGTGTCCCGATCCGGTGGACCGCTCCCAACGGTCTGCTGGTCCAGCAGGACTACCGGAAGACCGAGCGGATCGCTGTGAAGACGAGCATTGGCAGCGTGGTCCGACAGCACCGCATCGTTCAGGACAAGACGGACCTGAGCATGTCCCGAAACGTCAACGGGATCTCTCCCAACTTCGTCCACTCGCTGGACGCCAGTGTCCTGATGGGAGCGGTGGACATCGCCCGGCACAACGGGGTGGACTCGTTCTCCTGCATCCACGACTCGATCGGTGTCAACGCCGAGCATGCCGGGATCATGGCATCGGCTATCCGGGAATCGGCCATCGACATCTTCGAGAACCCGGTTCTGGAGACCGTGAAGAACGAAATCGAGAAATACCTGCCGGTCTCCTTGCCAGACCCGCCGTCCCGAGGTACCATGGACATCACGGCGTTGCGAGACGCCGACTACTTCTTTGCATAGGAGAACGCAATGAGCAACACGAAGATCACCACCCCGGTGGGCGTGGCCGTCTGGCCCAAGCTCAACGAGCCCGACCGCAAGTTCGAGCCCGAGGGCGTCTACGAGGTCAAGCTCCGTCTTCCCGAGGACGAGGCCGAGGCCCTGATCTCCAAGATCATGGACCACTACACCGAGGAGTACCGACAGGCCTGCTCGCTGCAGGGCAAGAAGGCTCTGAAGAAGGCCAACTTCCCTTGGGGACCGTCCACCGAGAAGAACATGGACACCGAGGAGCGGGAAGAGATTCCCGGCATGGTGGACTTCAAGTTCAAGATGAAGGCCAAGGTCACCACAAGGACCGGCAAGTCGTGGGAACAGCGTCCGGTGATCTACGACGCCAAGTTGAACCCCATCACCGACAGCGAGGACCATGTCGGTGGCGGTTCCAAGATCCGCGTCTCTGCCGAGGTCTACACATGGTACGCCCCGTCGATGGGGTTCGGTGTCAGCCTGCGTCCCAAGGCCGTTCAGGTGATCGAACTGAAGACCTACGAAGGCGGCGGCGACCATGGCTTCGAGGAGACCGATGGCTACAGTGCTGCCCGAGACGCGGGGTTTGAGGAAGAGGACGAAAAAGACTTCTGATGGTTTCTTTGAGAGGGACCGGAATCGGTCTCTGTCTTGATATGTCTCTCCTGTTGCTCAGCGTGCCGTGCGACCCTTGCCCCTGTCCGAGACCTCGGATCTCCAAGTGGGGGTCGTACTACCCGCCCCGGTATCGCAGATGGAAGAAGGAGTTCCCAGAACTGCTGGTTCGCCAGACAGACCTCTGCGGACTGGTTCTTCCTCTGCGAGGCCCGCTGGAGGTTCGCATAGAGATTCATGTCACCCGGCCCAAGACATCCAAGTTGGACCACCCCAAGCCCGACATTGACAACTACATCAAGGCCGTGCTTGACGGGTCCAACAAGATTCTTTGGGAAGATGATTCACAGATCACGTTCGTATCGGGCAGCAAGCAATGGGGCGATCCATCACAGGTGGTGATCGAGGTGAGTCGAGTTTCATAGGGCACGAACCGTGTCCCGCATGTGGAAGCACAGACAACCTCGCCAGATACTCTGACGGCCACGGCTACTGCTTCGGGTGCGGACGTTACGAATCCTCTACACTTGTTGACAAGTGTGGTGGAATCGAACCAAGAACACCCATGAACAACAGACTGATCGATGCAGAGCCCGGGCCACTCGTCAAGCGGCGGATCTCCGAAGAGACCTGCCGCTTGTTTGGCTACGGGACGGCCGAATACAACGGACAACCGGTTCAGGTCGCCACCTACTGCGACGAGGGCGGTCTCGCCATCGCCCAGAAGGTCCGGTTCAAGAACAAGGACTTCCGCATCCTTGGTCATTCCGACCAGATGCTTCTGTACGGAAGGCATCTGTGGAAGTCCACCGGCCGCATGGTCGTCGTGACCGAGGGGGAGATCGATGCCATGACGGTCTCCCAGTGTCAGGGCAACAAGTGGCCCGTGGTCTCTGTCCCGAACGGTGCCCACTCTGCCGCCAAAGCAATCAAGAAGAACCTCGACTGGCTCGAAGGTTTCGAGTCGGTGATCCTGATGTTCGACATGGACGCCCCGGGCCAGCACGCGGCACAGGAATGTGCCTTGCTGCTGTCGCCCGGCAAGGCCAAGATCGCTCGGCTCCCCGAGAAGGACCCGAACGAGATGCTGGTCAAGGGCCAGACCAAGCAGATCATCGACGCCATCTGGCAGGCCAAGGTGTTTCGACCAGACGGCATCGTTGCCGGAAACGAACTGTGGGAATCGATCTCTTCTCCTCCCGAGGCCGAGGCACGCATCGACTACCCGTGGTCGGGCCTGAACGACAAGACCTACGGTCTCCGCCAGCGTGAACTGGTGGTCCTGTGCAGCGGGTCTGGAATCGGAAAGAGCAGTGTTTGCCGTGAACTTGCACACTGGCTGGTCACAAACGGCCAGACCATCGGGTACATCGCTCTTGAGGAATCCGTCCGCAGGACCGCCTTGGGTCTGATGGGGATACATCTCAACCGTCCTCTTCACATCGAGATGGCGACAGGCAACGCCGAGATTCCTTCGGCTGATCTAAAGTCTGCTTTTGAATCAACCGTTGGATCGGGAAGGGTCTTCCTGTACGATCACTTCGGATCGATGGACAGCGACAACCTGCTGTCCCGGATCAGGTACATGGTCCGGGCTCTGGGCTGCGACTGGATCTTTCTCGACCACCTGTCCATCGTCGTGTCCGGTCTGGGCGACGGCGATGAAAGGGGCTGCGGCCTGATTCTCGTCAGTCACCTGAAGAGACCCGAGGGCCGGGGCCACGAAGAGGGTGCCCAGACTTCTCTGGCCCAGCTTCGTGGGTCGGCAGCGATCGGACAACTGAGCGACATCGTGATCGGGCTGGAGCGGAACCAGCAGGCCGAGGACAACCCGGACCAGATGCGGGTGCGTGTCCTGAAGAACAGGTTTTCCGGCGACACCGGACCAGCTTGCCTCTTGACATACGACAGGGACACCGGTAGGTTGAGCGAGTCGGGCGATGCCGCAGAGGGTCTGCGGCCGGTACCCGACGAGCAACCGGAGTTCTGACATGCAGACGTTCCTGCCTCATCCCAACTTCAGAATCTCAGCCTCGATGCTGGACCGCCAGCGTCTCGGCAAGCAGCGTGTCGAGGCCCAGCAGATCCTGAACGCACTTGCGGGCAAGACCAAGGGCTGGGTCAACCACCCTGCCACCCGCATGTGGCGTGGTCACGAAGACGCCCTCAAGCGTTACCTCAAGTGCTGCATCGACGAGTGGGTTGCCCGGGGCTACAAGAACAACATGGGCGTGCAGGCACCGACATCCTGCATCCTGCCACCGTGGGTCGGCGACGACCGTGTCCACTCCAGCCACCGGGCCAACCTGCTTCGCAAGGACCCTGCTCACTACGGGTCTTTCGGGTGGACCGAGGACCCGACCACACCGTACTATTGGCCGTCACAGGAGAACGACTGATGCAACAGGAAATCATCAAGGAACTGAAGGATCAGGCCCGCAGACTCGCTGGTACCTTCAAGGACGAACGGGTCACCCCGGAAGACACTCTGTACTGGAGAGCCGCCGAGGTCATCGAGCGTCTGACCGACAGGAACCTGTGGTCGGGAGGGTCTCCCGAATGATGACGGTGTTCTTCGACATCGAGACCAACGGCCTGCTCGACGAAGCCGATCGTCTGATCTGCATCTCATACGCAATAAACGAGAGCAGCGAGCCGGTCACCGTCCACTCGGAGCCGGAACTGACCGAAACGATCAAGTTGCTGAACGAGGCCGACATGCTCGTCGGGCACAACGCGATCGGGTTCGATGTTCCGATGCTGAGGAAACTGCGTCCCGACTTCGAGCCCAAGGGGGTGGTTCGGGACTCCCTCGTCATGTCCCGTCTCGCCATGCCCGATCTGCGTGATAGAGACATGATCGCGAACCCCGGGTGGCACAAGCCCCCGGGGGCTCTCGTCGGCAGCCATTCCCTGAAGGCATGGGGCTACCGTCTCGACATGCACAAGGGAACGATCTTCGAGGCGGTGGACTTTCGTAACCTGCAGTTCTCACAGGAGGTCGCCGACTACTGCGAGCAGGATGTCCGCATCACCAAGGAACTGTATCGGAAGACCTGTCTTATTCTTCCCATCGATCCCCTGATCCTTGAGCATCAGTTCGCCGAGCATATCGCCGAACAGATGCGGAACGGGTTCGGGTTCGACCTCGACGCGGCCACTCGTCTGTATGCCGTCATGGTCTCAGAGCGTGACGCCATCACGCAGGACCTGCAGGAGGAGATCCCTCCGACAGAAATCAAACTGAAGACGAAGACCAAGTACGTCCCGTTCAATCCCGGGTCACGCCAGCAGATCGCCAAGGTCCTGCAGGAGCGGTGCGACTGGAAGCCCGAGGAGTTCACCCCGAGCGGGGAGGCCAAGCTCGACGAGTCGGTCCTGTCCAAGATCGACCACCCTCTGGCCAAGAAGTTCAGCCGATACTTCCTGCTGTCCAAGCGGATCGGGATGCTGGCCGAGGGCAACGAGGCATGGATCAAGTCCGAAAAGAACGGGCGGATCTACGGGTACGTCAACCACAACGGGGCGGTGACCGGCCGCTGCACGCACAGGGCACCGAACATGGCTCAGGTGCCCGCGGTCTACTCGCCGTACGGCAAGGAGTGCCGTTCCCTCTTCATCGCCCCTCCCGGCAGGACGCTGGTTGGGGTCGATGCTTCGGGTCTGGAACTTCGGTGTCTGGCCCACTAC